GTGAACCCCAGGCGCTTGAGCCAGCGCACGCTGATCGTGTTTTCGGCATGCACACGATTGATCAGGTGCGGGTAGGCCTGAAGCATTTCGGAAATGTAGCCCGGGGCCATGCGCTGAAGGACACGGGCATGACGCACCACGGCATCGGACCCCAAGAACCACGGCGCACCCATGCCCCCGAGCAGCGACAACGAGCTCACGCCAAACAGCGCCACGAGCTGGCCATCGATCTCGGCCGCGGCTTTCATTCGCGACACGTGCAGGCTGAACTGCAGCACGTGCTGCATGTCGACGTGGCCAGAGGCTTTGAGCTCGGCCACGTCCTGGGCGCGAAGCCGTGGGGCCAGGTCCGCAGGGTCACCGATGCGCGGCGCCCGGATGACCACCTCACCCACCCGCGGCGAGCTCCAGCGTCATCGACAGCACGGTGAGCGGCAGAGGCTCACTCTGACGCACGCACACCGAGGCGTCCGTGTTCCAGCTTGGATCGACGCCCAGCGAGATCTCGCCCGTGCGCAGGGCCGGCGGCGAGCCGTACGGGTCGGTGACTGCCCGGGCCGGGTACTCGCGCAGCTTGGTGAAGCTCGGGCCCGCCTTGACGAGGCTCGAGCTCGACACGCGCATGTGCACCTTGTTCACGTTCTTCATCGTGCCCTGGCCACCGGCCGGGGCACCCTCGAGCGACAGCGGCAGGGTCTGGATGTCGCTGGTGTACGCCAGCCCGATGTGAACGACGCTGGCCGTGTAATCGAGCGAGATGGCCCCGCCCGTGACCATGCGCACCGGGTGCACCGCGCCGTCGGCCAGGATCTGCACCTCTTTACCCTCAAGGTGGTAGAGCCCCGAGATGCTGGAGACCGCCGCGCCGTCGTAGGTCAGGCCCGAGTCGACGTAGAACGCCCGGTCCTGGTCGGTGAAGATGCGCGAGTGCAGCCGCTCGATGTAGCGCACGGTGCGGCCGTTGATGGTGCGGCGCACCACGCAATACAGCACGTCCTCGTTGTTCTCGGCGGCCACCGCCACGGACTCAAACGCCCCGTCGGTGTCGTGGGCGTGCCAGCCGTAGACCTGCTGCTCGGGCACGTAGGTCATGCCGAGCAGAACGCCGTCGCTGCGCACCGCCCACATGACAGGCTCAGGCGCCCGCGAGAACGCGAGCTGCTTAACCGTGTAACCGTTGAACCGGTGCGGCGCCATGATCGAGATGTCGATCGAGCGGTAGGCGTTAGACTCCCAGTTGTAGGCGATCTCACGGATGCGCGAGCCCTGCGCCTGCACGTAGAGCACGGAGCCTGCGGTCACGACCGGCTGGGCATTGCTTGCGCCACTGTAGCCCTGGGGCTTCAGGCTCACGCTGGTGGGCGTGATGGCCGGCGCACTGTCGGCGTAGATGCGCCACTCCCCGCCTGGCGTGAACGCGATCAGGTCCGAGAGCGGCACCAGGTGCTGGATGCGGTTGTTCTGCAGGCTCGCGATGCGCAGCTCCATGCCGTCGGCATCTCGCGAGGGGATCGAGCTCGTCAGGTTGTACACCGCGGCCGTGCGCGTGGCGTAGAGCGTCTGCGGGTCGTTGTTCGTGCCACCGAGCCAGCGGCGCTGCTCGTGGTAGGTCACGGCCGCCGGGTACTCGTTGGCGCTTCCGTTCAGCGTGATGATGTCCTCGGGCGGCGTCTGCAGCGTGTCGGGCAGGATGTTGTCATCGACCACCTTGTTGACCGCGGTGTAGGTGCCCACGGGCGATGCGCTGGCGCCAGGGTCCGAGGCCATGGTGTAGGTGAACTGGGTCGGGCTCGTCACCGTAATGATGAAGTCGCCGTTGTACTGCGCGGGCGTGGCCCCGGTCACCTTGACCATGTCACCGGTCGAGAGGTTGTGGGCGGTCGCCGTGGTCAGCGTGGCAGTGGTCGTCACCCGGGTGATCGAGTTGATCGTCTTGCCGGTGAGCACCACGGCCTGGCCGATGTAGCCGAACTGCCCGCGGCGCTTGTACACGTTGTATCGGGTCGCGTTCGTTACCGATGGCCAGGTGATCGTGTTGAAGTTGCCTGCGATCGACAGGTCGTTGCTGACCGAGGTGCGGGCCGAGGCCAGCGATTCGGTCACGCCGTCGGCGGCCAGCGCCGTGATCACGTAGTCCTGGGGCGATGGATTGCCCGCGGTCGGATTGGTCACGGTCACTGTGGGCTGGCCAGGCGGCGACAGGGTCGGAGAAAACGACACCGTCGACACGGACCAAGTGCCGCTCGTGCGCGTGAACTCGCGCAGGCCATAGCCCGGATGGGCGACCGAGATCACGCTGCCCGACTGGGCAAAGTGCAGGTCGTAGAGCTCGGAGGCCTGGTAGGGCGTGGCCAGTTGCGCCACGCGAGCGGCCGTGCTGCCCGAAGGATTGGCGGCCACGTTCCAGAAGTCCGTGGTCGTAAACGTATTGGCCCCGGTTACCGTGATCTTGAAGAACCGAGAGCCGATCAACACCCAGTCGCCCGTGCTGTAGCCGTGCGCCGTGACGGTCACCGTGTTGGTGACGATCGACACGATCGCCTTGTTGGCCTCGAGCACGGTGGCGCCGTTACTGTGAAAGCGCACGTACTGGTGGCCGAACTCCATCACCCCGGTGTCGGTGGCGCTGAAGGCATATGGGATCAGCACCACGGTCTGGGTGCTGTCGCGGCACTCGTTGACGAACTCAAACCCAGGGCGGCGTGCGGCGGGCCCGTGCGGCAGGGTCACGACGTTGCGCGCCAGAGCGAGGCCCGTCTGGAACTTGGTGAGCTCAATGCGCCCGTAGAGCTCCGGCGTGACCTCCCCGCCGGCAAACGATCGATGCAGGGTCTTCATGTGCGAGCGGAGATGTGCGCGGCCGTGTGATCGGCCGTGGTGCTGCTCGCGTTCGCATTGAGCGCTGCGGAGCTGCGGCCCTCGACCATCGCCCGCTCGCGCATGGCATTGCCCAGGCGCGCACCCTCGTTACCCTTGACGATCGGCCCGGCCAGGTAGCCCGCCAGCATGAACGACAGGGCCGAGACAAAGCTCGGCGTGAACTTGGTCGAGTCGGTGATGTCGATCGTGTAAAGCAGTGTGGCCTCGGGCTCATTGGTGCGCAGCACCTGGCCCTCGAGCTCGTAGTCCGCCGAGCGCAGCTCGGTCAGGGTAAAGCGCTCAAAGCTGAAGACGTTGTCGGCCGCGAGGCGCAGCACGATCTGCGGGCGCAGGCAATCGGACGGCAAGGCATAGGCGTAGAGCCAAACGTCGCTCGTGTTGGTGACCTCGGCGAGCTCCACGCGCTTGCGGGCGAACGCCCAGTGGCCAGCCTCGAGCATGGCCGTGCGGGCCAGGTCGTAGAACCGTGCGCAGTGGCCGGCCTCGACACTGCCGTCGGGCGGGTCGATGGAGGTGACGATGGCGTCTGAGCCGATGTGGCTCAGGGCCAGGTTGCAGATCTGTACGACCGAAGCCATTGCAAATTCTCCAGTGCCCGCAGTGTAGGTCGCTCAGGCACAGACACGGACACTCAGCGGCGGCGCAGCCAGACCTGCCCACCGCCTTTGTAGGTACCCACCAACGAGCCACCGGGCCCGTAGGCCACGCCCAGTCGCACGTTGGCAGGGTCGGGGTAAAGCAGGATGTGATTGGCAGCACCGGCCAGCAGCGAGCCCTGACCCGTCAGCGAGCCGGAGGTCGCGTGGCTGACCGCTGCGCCCGTGCGCGAGGCGCTGCCGACGATGATCGCGTTGCCGGCGTTAAGTACGCCCGAGGTCGCATGGGCTCGAGTGCGCGCTGCACTGCCGGCCAGCGTTGAACCTTGGCCGGTCAGGGTTCCGCTGGTGGCAAAGGCTCGGAACCGATTGGAGGCACCGGAGATTGCAGACCCAGGACCGGTCAGGGCACCTGTGGTCGCATGGGTGACCGGGCCGGCAGTGCGCGAGGCGCTGCCAACGATAATCGCATTGCCAGCATTCAGAACGCCCGAGGTGTCATGGGCGCGGGTGCGTGCTGCACTACCAGCAACGGTAGACCCCTGGCCAGTCAGTGCCCCTGTGGTGGCGTGCGTGGTCGCACCACCGCCACCTTTGAAGAACAGGAGCAATGACATTGCGCGTTACGCTTCCGCAGGCCTAAACCACCAGATCCGCCACGGATGCTCGCTGTCGTAATTGTCCTGAATAACAGCCAACTGCTCTTCCGGCTCAGGGCGCAGCGCCTTGGCGTCTAATGCCTCTTGACTCGTCGCATACGCGCCCAGACAAATTTCGTAGCCCATAGTTGCCTCAGTTATAACCGTAGGTGCCGCCACCTTAGTACTGATTGATCTCGATCACCTCGTCGGTGCAAATGTCCTCAGTGAACCGGATGTAGGTGTCGCCGGTTGCCCCTGTGTTGAGGCCGTTGTACATATTTGAAACTGTGCCTGCGGCCATCGTTCCGGCGTTTCTT